ATGTTATTAAGTTAAATAATTCCATATATCAAAAAATGATTCGGAGTGATGGAAATGGCTGAACAGTCGGTCAAATTTAAGTTTGAAGGTGGTGAAGAATTCCTAGAACTTCTAAACCAAATCAGCGATGATTTTGGCGAAAAAGATGCTAAGAAAATTCTAACTAGCGCAGTAAAAACTTCAATGACCCCAGTTCTAATGATGGCTAAATCATTAGCCCCTGTAGATACTGGCGCATTGGCGGCATCCCTTAGAATTGAAGCTAGGCGACCAACTCAAAAAGATAAACACTCTCGGTATATTAAAACTACCGATACAATCATTGGCACAGTTACTACAGCGCCCGGCAATGTTCTTAAAAATAGATCATTTCACAATCTTCATGCCCCTGCCAATCAGCGCATTAAACAAGTAGGTATTCCAAGCGATGCTAGAGCCAATGTTCAAGAATTTGGAAGCTATAAGATGGCGGCACACCCATTTATGCGCCCTGCATTAGAATCTAGAGGTATAGAAGTAGTAGGAAGCCTAGGTAGAATATTGGGCGAAAAATTAGAAAGTTACAGAGCAAAACAATATAGAAAAGGTACATTATGAATCAATTTGCAAATGCTTTAGGTAAGTCTTTTAACAAAGATACTTTAAGAATTCGATCATTCGACATGGGTGGGCATACTTTTAAAGTTAAAGTGCCATTAACTGCCGAATATGAGAATATGCTCGAAGCTGTCAAAATTATTGATGATAATAAAGTTAATCAATATTATGATGATTTATCTAAAGAATTTATTAATAATAAAGCTGAGTTTGAAAAGCAAGAAGATGTAGTATTTACAGATAATGATATATTATTAAAAGGCACTTCATTAAGAGAAACTGCTAAAAATAAAGCTATTCTTGAAAACCGCATTTTGTCATTAATTAAATTAATAATGCCAGAAGAAGAAGGTTTTGATATGTCCACTATTACTTATGATATGGTGGAAGAATTATTCCCATTTTCGGTTCAAATTCAATTAATTGAAGAAATTAGTCTTGTTATTTCTCCATCTTATAAAACTGTCAGGGGAAAGTCCTAGGATCAGTTCGTAGGCAAGTTAAAGCATATTTGACTGCTCATGGTACTGATCCAAATGAAGTAAATGAAGAAACTTTTAATGACATTTGTTTGATGTTTTCAGATGGATTAATAGGAAATTATAGGATTATAGAAACCCTTGGGAATTTAACCGCAGGGGTTTATAATTATATGCGAAGTGCAACAGCACCCCCATATAAGCTACAAGATATTATTCCTACAGTTTATGAGTATTTATATCCACCATTGTCGGAAGAAGAAAAGAAAAATGCGGTAAGTAAACAATTAATAGCCTTTGCAATGATGCATCCGGGCGCACCAAAAGAGTTAGTGGAAAGATATAAATGAGTAATAATATCGCTAGGTTGGGTGTAGTAATGGGGCTAGATACCGCCGAGTTCACTACTGGACTTGGTAAGGTAGAGAAACAATTAAGCAGTTTCAAAGACAAATTAATGGAGTTTGCCAGCGTTGCCGCATTTGTTGAAATGACAAAAAAGGCAATGGAATATGCTGATACCATTACCACTACTGCCAAAGCTAATGATGTTACAACCGCATCTGTTTTAGAACTTTCCAAAGCATTAGAAGAAAATGGCGGTAGCGCAGAAGAAACTGGGCGCATTTATGCTGGATTTAATCAAAAAGTAGAAACAGCCGCATTAGGTAGCGCCAAGGCGCAAGAATCATTTAGAAGGTTAGGAGTTTCATTATCCGACATTAAAAGCCTTTCATCCCAAGATTTGTTTGAAAAAACCATTACTGGATTGGCAAAAATTCAAGATTCAGTAACTAGAAATGGTATTGCTTTTCAAACACTTGGTAAAGGTATCCGAGGTGTTGATATTGTTGGACTTGCTCAAACCTTAGAAGAAGCTAAAGGTTCATTTGATAGATATGCTGAAGCTGTCAATATGGCGCATGAACTTCATTTAAAAATTGAAGCATCTGGCAGAAAAGTAACTTTGATGTTTACAGAAGCAGTAATTCCAACTTTGCTTACTGTTTACAATGAATGGACTAAAACTGGTGGCGCATTAGATTATGTATTTTCTGCGCTAAAGTATCTTACTGTTGGTTTTGCTATTTGGGCAGAAGCCGCTGTAGTAGCGGTCAAATATGTAATTGATGTAATTAAGATGTTGGCTTATACAGTCAATGATTTATTAACATTAAGCATTGATAAAGCCATAGAACACTTTAAAAGCGGTTTAGCCGAAATCAAAAAAGATGGTTCTGATTATATTGAATTTTTACAAAAACTAAAAAAAGCTAATACTGAAGCATCAAGCGGCGGTGGCGCTGGCGGTCAAGCGGATAGAGATGTTATTAATGCTAATGCTAAAAAATTAGGATTAGCACAAGGTTTAACTGCCGAATATAAAAGACAAGCAGACCTACAAATACAAATGGCTATTCAAGCCAGAGAATTATTAGGATTAACTAAAGATGAGCAAGTAGTTCAAGCTGAAGTTAATAAGGTAATTGATGCCAATCAAAAAGCTAGAGATGCTATTGATAAACAAATTGCCGCCGCAAGAGGTACTCAGGGCGGTGCGGCATTAATAGCAGAATATGAAAAACAGAAAGCCGCTATTTTAAGTTTAAGAGATACTTATATTACAAGCGCTAAAGATCAAGTTCAAGCTACTATTGATTTCCAGAGGACATTTAGTTTTGGCTGGAAAACTGCTTGGGATCAATTTAAAGAAGATGCAAATAATTCTGCCAAAGAAGCAGAGCAACTGTTTTCATCTGTTACTGGCTCAATGACTAATGCATTAGATACTTTTATTACTACTGGTAAATTTAATTTTTCTAGTTTTGCTCAAAGTGTTATTCAAGATATTATGAAGATTGAAGCCAGAATGTTAATGATGAAAGCCATTACTGGTATTGGCAATGCTTTTGGTGGTGGTTTATTTGCTGGTGGCGCATCAACTCCCGGTGGCGCTTATGGCGCTGATTTTATGACTGCGGCTGGTGGTGGGGATATTCCAGCAGGGCAAGCAACTTTAGTAGGAGAAAATGGACCAGAATTCATTAGACCAGCCGGATCATCAACTGTTATTCCAAATAATCAATTAAGTTCTGCATCAAGCGGTGGTGGTGGAGTTACCTACAATGGTCCATATATTGCTAATATGTCAGCCATTGATACTCAATCGGCTATGTCCTTTATTGCTAAAAATCAAAATTCTATTTGGGCGGCTAATCAAGCGGCACAAAGATCATTGCCACAAAGTAGATAATCATGCCAAATTTAACTACCATTCTATCTATTTCTGAATCAGTAATGATCAATGATCAGCGCTTTGTTGGTCAAATTATTTCAAGAAACAAAAGAATTTCAACTAGCGAAGTAATGACTGTAGTGCCATTTCAATTTACTTTTAAGCCAATGAATTATTTGCTTTATAGTAAAAATAGAGATTTGTTAGCCAACCTTAGATACTATGATAGATCATTAACTCAATATCTAAACTTTGGTTCTACTGGATGGGTAAATTATATTTCCTATCAAGGTGATATGACACCTAGTCAAATTCCTAGTTGCCAATGGCAAACCAGTTCTACAGGAACAAATCTTGTGTTGGGCAATTTGCCAAGCATTTCATCTACAGCTTATATTGTTAAAGCTGGCGATTTTTGCCAAATGGATAGTTATTGTTATATTGCTACTCAAAATGTTCTTAGAGGATCAGGATCAACAGTTACTATTCCAGTTCATAGAACTATATTGACAGCTTTGGTAAGCCCACAAAATGCTGTTATTGGACAATATGGGACTACTATTGCAATGGGCGGCAATACTTATACTGGTTGTACTTTTCCAGTTATTTTGCAAGCATATCCAACTTATACTTTAATACCTATGACTAATGATTCTTTTATTTCTTGGTCAAATGGATTTCAAGCATTGGAAGCTGTAACATGACAACCGCAATAACCCCAATACAAAATACCAACAATATAAGATATGCGGATTTTATTCGCATTGTTACTCCTTCTGCTACTTATCGGTTTTCAACTGCGCCAGTTAAAATAACTGTATCAGCGATTGATAGCCAACCTTTTGATGCTTTGGGCGCATTGGTTGGTGTAGGAAAAATTCAAAGGGATATTAAGTCCACAGCAAATCAAACTTCAGTAACCCTTATAGGTATTGATACTGCATTGCTTGGCGCAGTATTAAATGCGGATGTCAAGGGTTCGCAAATTACCATGTGGAAAGGATTTTTTGATACTTCTAATCAATTAATTACTACTGGCGGCTCTGGCGGTTTATATCAATACTTCTATGGATTCATTAGTTCATTTAGCATTGGCGAACAATGGATGGAAGAAGCAAGGATGTATGTTGGAACTATTACAGTTAGCGCTTCTAATATTCAAATGATTTTGCAAAATAGAATTGCTGGAAGATTCACCAATGATCCAAGTTGGCAGTATTTTACTCCCGGCGATACTTCTATGAATAGAGTAGCGACTATTGCAACCCTTACCTATCCATTTGGAAAGCAATGATTAGATTTGCAAATAAATTTGATTTCCCTGTAATGTATGATTTATTAGA